TCATTAAGTTCTAGTTCATCTAGTTCAAGTTTGAGTTCCTCAAGCAGTTCTAGTTCATCTAGCTCAAGTTTGAGTTCTTCGAGTTCTAGTTCTAGTTCAAGCAGTTCATTAAGTTCTAGTTCGTCTAGTTCAAGTTTGAGTTCCTCAAGCAGTTCTAGTTCGTCTAGCTCGAGTTTAAGTTCCTCAAGCAGTTCTAGTTCATCTAGTTCAAGTTTGAGTTCTTCGAGTTCTAGTTCTAGTTCAAGCAGTTCATTAAGTTCTAGTTCATCTAGCTCAAGTTTGAGTTCCTCGAGCAGTTCTAGTTCATCTAGATCATCATTGAGTTCTTCGAGTAGCTCTTCTTCATTTAGTTCGAGTTTGAGTTCTTCGTCTAGTTCGAGTTTGAGTTCATCGAGTAGTTCTAGCTCGAGTTTGAGTTCGTCATTATCTAGTTCTAGTTCAAGTAGTTCAAGCAGTTCGTATTCATTAAGCAGTGTATCTTGCGTACCTAAAAATGCATTAAAGGTATATGAAGAAACTATAATATGCTTTAGAGTGGAGGAATAAAATGAGTATTTCATCTAGTTTATCAAGCAGTAGTTCAAGTTCGTATTCATTAAGCAGTATATCTTGTAATCCATATGAATGTGTAACCATTTTAGCAGAAACAATTCTCTGCTTTACAATAGAAACATAGGAGGAAAAAATGGCTCAAAATATTCAGGAATTTAAACTTTTAATGAAAGCATATTTAAAAGATGAAGCAGCCTTAATCGATTTAGGTGGCTGGGATAAGGCAAGAGAACACGCTATAAATACTTTTTCAAAAGATAATCCCAAAATAATTAAAGGAGATATTGATGGCGCTGATAGCTATGAATACAGCCTGCCTAGCAATTGGGTATCAGATTTTTCATGGATAAGCTCTATTGAATACCCTGCTGATAAACAAGATCCTGAATATCTAGATGAAGATCAGTATATAGTATACGACAACGCTACTACAAAGAAAATTAGATTTATCGAAATAACTCCGCAAACAGGAAAGACTATTCGAGTAGAACATTCTGTTAAGTGGTTAATTGATAAAGATACATGCAATATTCCGACTCAGGATTTCGCGCCTGTAGCTTGCCTGGCAACTGCATATTGTTTAAGAATGTTAGCGGATCATTTTGGACAAACTACAGAACCCTCTATTTCTGCTGATGTAATAGATTATGCGAGAAAATCAATAGAGTTTATTGAACTTGCCGATAGTATGGAGAATATATATAGAAGGCATTTAGGTATGCCACCATTAGGATCTAAAGAGGCCGCTGAGAAGCCTTCATCACCGGCAAGTAGCCATACTAAGGATTTAGATATAATGTATAATTGGGGCGGAGATATGCTAACGCATCCAAAAAGCCAGAGGTGATAATATGAGTTTATCAACAGTAAGAACAGAGATTAAAACCATTCTCTTGACTATATCAAATGTCGGTCAGGTTCACGATTATAAACGCTATACACATAGCTGGGATGATTATAAGGATTTATTCGTAGAGAATTCCAAAGTAAATACATGGGAAATCGTTAGAGAAAGTTTTGAAAGTTTTGTTGAGGCTTCTAATAATGTTAACAGGACAAGGCATAATTTTACTATAAGAGGTTTTTATTCGGTTCAAGATAAAACTGCAAGCGAAAAAACTTTTCAGGATATAGTAGAAGATATAAGGGTTACATTTAGGAATAAACCTAAATTAAATAATAAAGCAGAGCTAGTGTTCTTCTCTCCTGACAGACCTTTTTCAGGAGTATTTAGATATGATTATTTAGGGGCGGTGTTATGTCATATAGTCGAGATTAATTTAACTATTCAGGAATATGAAACATTTACATAGAAAGGAATTAAAATGAGTATTAATTTGGTTGAAGCAGCGTTTAAAACTTATGGACCTATTGCCGCTACATTAATAGTTATATGTATATTATTATTTTTTATACTAAGATGGGTATTTAAAAATCAAGATAATATTCTTTGTATGGCAAAATCGCAAAATGAGGCCTGGCAAAAAGTAATTCAGGAGCATACAGAAAACGCTAAGGTGTTTTATATCCAAGTCATCGCTGATCATTCAAACCAAAAAGATGCGGGAAATTATCAGAGAGAAGAACATATAAAAATGATGGACAGCTTAAATGGAATAGTACTTGAATTAAAATCAATGAACGGAAAAAAACAATGATTGTTAATATTGACCGCCACGTTTTTTTAGATATCGCGAATGTAAGAAAGAAAAAACAGGAACTTCGTAAAAATTTTGAAAGAGTAAGAGAACACTTTAATATAAAATTGAATAGCTATAAAGAAAAAATTTCTGAATTAGATGGACAAGAAGAAGCTCATTTACAATATTTAGTTAGCGGTATAAAAAAAGTTGATACAGGAAAGGGGAAAGAAACAAAGAATGGCAGAAAATTATCTAATGAAATGAGCAATTAAACTTGAAAATAATGTAATAATGAGCTACAATTGTAGTGAGAAACCGTTATAAACCCCTATTATAAAAGGTTTATAGGGTTCCCATAACGGTTTAAACAGGAAGGAGAGAAGTAATGGGTAATATGTTAACAAGATTGACTACTATTGCAATGAAATTAGAAGGCACTCCGGGAACATATGAGTCTACAATAGCTGATGCTGATTGCCTATTGGCCTATGATGTAGTCGCGACACCTGAAATAGCAATGTTTAAAAGAGATCCCTGGAGGCCTTATTTATCAAGAGATAAGTCGCTTTCAGGACAGCAAACCTATACCGTAAGCTTTAAATTAGAGGTAAAGGGTTCTGGCGCTAATGTTACGCCGCCTGACTATGCCCAGGCATTAAGCGCTTGCGGATTTGCTCAGACAATAGGCGCGGCATATGTTGATTATAGGCCTGCTTCTGGGGCTGAACTGCATACACCGTATTCAATAAATGTAAGAGAAGACGGTATGAGTAAAGAAATAGCGGGTTGTATGGGTAATGTAAGGTTAACAGGAACAGTCGGCGAACCGATGTTTTATGAATTTACATTTAGAGGCAAGTTAAGTAATATCTCGGCTGGTGGAATAATGACACCATCTATAGATACTACTGTGCCGCCTGTATTGCTTAGCGCCGCCTTTGCCACTAATGTAGGCGGCTCTGAAAGCCATATCATATCAGCAATAGAGTTTGATATGCAGAATGAGGTAGTATTAAGGCCTTCTGTCAATGACGCGAAAGGCGTGGAATACGCTATTATAACAGGGAGAAATCCTATTGGCAGCATGGACCCGGAATACAGTACTGATTATGACTGGTATTCTAAAATATCAAATGGTAATAGCGGATCTTTGACATTAACATTAGGTTCAGTATCCGGAAATATAATCACTATTACATCGCCTGCTATAAGATATATGGGCATGGATCCATTAGATAGAGAAGGAATTAGGTGCTTAACTGTTCCATTTGAAATGAACGCGTCTGCTTCGACTGGTAATGATGAATTGATGATAAGACTTGGAACTGCAAGTAGTTCATCTAGCGCTTCATCTAGTTCAAGTAGCTCTAGTTCAGAAAGTGCTTAAAAGTATAGGATAGTAAATGCAGTTATTTATTGAAGTTAATTCTATAATGCCTGATGTCAAGCGTTTGCCAAATTATGTCCCTATTATATCGAAAAAGGCCATGGATAGAAGCGGCAAACAAATGGTTCGTATAATAAAAAATCGTATAAAGGCAAGCGTACCACCACGATTGAAACGTGCTACTATAAATAGAAAAAAAGCATTACGATATTCGCGGCCTACCAATACTTTATGGGCTAAAGGAATATTATATAGAGCTATTCATTGTTATAGAAGAAGACAGCCTGGGTTAACGGATGGAATAGCTGTTGGAGTAAAACAGATAGGTAAACCTGATAGAAGATTTCTGGCAATTATCCACAATGACGGAATGGGAAATATGCCTGCAAGAAGATTTTTTTATATATCAAGAAAGAATTTTGATGAGATAATCAGGTGGACATGGAAGGCATGGTTTGATGAATACAGAACATTTTTAAATTCAAGACGAAAGAAAGAAAAATTAACGTAGACTAAACCCCAATTAAAGGAGGAAATTATGGCAATTAAGCCGATTAGTCTAGGCTCAACAGTAGAATACACCCTCAAAAAAGACCGCGATTCGGACAACCCCACCATTTTTATCATAGGAGTACTTGACTCACTTTCAAGAACTAAAATAGAAGATCTTTCTATGGTATATAGGTATAACCCTGATGCGCCGAAAGATTCTATAATGGAGTCTAAATTAAATGTCGCGGAGCAGGATTTTGAGTATGTACGATTTGGGTTAAAAGGTTTTAAGAATTTTAAAGATTCTAAAGGTGCAGATACTCCTTTTTCCACCACGAAAAAGAATATAGGTGATAAAGAATATATTGTAGTTTCTGACGATACATTAAAATATATTCCCAGATATGTTTTAAGGGAACTTGCAGGTATCATAGCAAGAGAAAATGTAGAGTCGGAGCAAGAAAGAAAAAACTAAGATTAGCAGTTAGTTTAAGGAAGTTTAAACTTGACTGCAAAACTTGTACGGAGATACAAAAAAAGTATCGCGGATGTTTTGAAAAACCTTTGCAACCATGGGTATTTGATGGAGAGCAGCTTAAAAAATGCCCTGTTAAATTAATTGATTCGGCAGTAATTAACTATATTAAATTATTTCATTATTTTGAAAAAGGTTTTTTGCCATGTTCAGGTAACATTCAGGATCAGCCAGCAAAATTACTTGATTTTTTTGATACTATTGAAGAAGCATTGAATGAAATAAGAAAGGAAGAAGAAAAGAATGCCCGCACCCACTCAAGGCCAGTTTGAAATCATAATGCAATTCCGCGATAAAGCGACTGGACAAATAAAAGCCGCGGCCAGAACTCAAACAATGTCGATGAAGCAGGCTGCTACAGCTATGCAGAGTAATTTTAAAGGTATTCAAAAATCTTCTAAAAGAACTGCTGATAGCTATGGAGAACATTCTAAGCGTATGCGCCTCCATACTCAAGGCCTTCAAAGGGCAATTGGACAATTACGAAACTTCTTTTTATTATATTTCTTTGCAATGCGTCCTTTACTTAAATTAAAAAATGCTATGTCTAAAGCTAGCATGATTCAAGAAAACGCTGAGATGAAATTAACCAAGACTTTAAAGGCGCAAAAAACAGCAACGGATGCACAAATTGAAGGTTTAAAAGATTATGCGAAAACCCTTCAAATCCAAACTACTTATGGCGATGAGGCCACTATTTCAGCAATGGCTATGTTAGCGACTTTTAAATTAACCGCTAAAGAAATAAGAGCGGCTATTCCTAGAGTATTAGATATGGCGGCCGCAAGTGAAAAATTAAGCGGTGAGCAAGTAGACTTAAATACTGTTGCTATTGCTGTAGGTAAAGGTTTAACAGGGCAGGTAGGTATATTATCCAGGTATGGTGTTGTTATTTCTGATAGTGTTAAAAAATCTAAGGATGCTAATCAAATATTATTAGAATTAGATAAAAACTTTAAAGGCGTAGCGTCTTCTACTGATACATATATGGATTCTATGAAAAGACTTAATAATACAGTAGGAGATTTTCTTGAGGATGCTGGACACCCCCTTAATCTATTTACGCAAACCAGAATTGATTTAATTGAGATATTTATAACTCGTATGCAATTAAAAAGTCAATTAGAACGAATAAATAAAGGCAATATTGATGCTTCATATCTTTCGATGAAAGATTATATTAAGGCTAAACGAGAAAGAAATAAATTAACTGCTGAATATATTGAAGCAAGAAAAAAAACTGAGGAAGTTGTTAGAGTTAAGGAAAGAATAAGTGAGATAAAAAAAGAAATTTCTTCTATTGAAGCATTTATTAAAAAAACCAGAGAGGCTCGCGATTTAGAGGAATCGGCAACTGATACTTACGCTATAGGAAGAAAAGGCGCAATAGAAAATAATATTGCATCCCTAGAAAAATTTATTCAAAGAATCAGGGAAGAACGCGATCTAGAAGCAGATGTAGGAAGTGACCGATGGAATAATATGTCATTAGCTGTCCAAGAAGCTGTTGCTGATATTCGCACATTAACAAGAGAGTCTCAAGAATTAGATGCAGGTATTCCAACTGAGCGTTGGAATATTATGGGTAATGCTATTCAAGAAGCTATTGCTGACCTACAAGCATTGAATAAAGAACATGATAAACTTTTAGGAATAACTGATGAAGTTAAGAATCGTTGGGCAATAATGTCTGAAAATATAAAGAAGTTTTTAGAGGAAACAGGAATCGATATGGAAAAAGTCGCGAAAGAAATGGCTGGCGCCATGCAAGACGCTTTCAGCGATTTATTTTTTGATGCCATGACACATGAATTTGAAACATTAGAAGATTATATAAAAAGTTTTAGCAAAAGTGTATTACGAATGATTACTGATATGATAGCAAAAATGATGGTTATGAAAGCTTTGGGGATTTTAGGCGCAGATACAAGTCTATTAAAGCATACTGGCGGCGTAATGTCCTCTTCAATGCGTAAATTTGATATAGGTGGTGTTGCAGGAAGTTCTATATCGGCAACACTTCAATCCGGCGAAGGTGTATTATCACGGCGTGGCATGACAACATTAGCTTCATTAAATAGAGGCGAGGCTTCTGAAGGAGGTGGTGGTGGTGATACCTATATTATAATAAATGCTATTGATACAGAATCCTTTAGACAAAGATTAGCTCAAAATGGTGATATATATGAGGCATCTGCTTCAAGCGCTATAGATAGAAACGCTAATTTAAGAAGAAAAATAAGGAGCTTGGCGTAATGGCTGAAATTTTAACTTTATCGCCTGAATTTTCCCTATCCGAATCTGTGAGTTTCCGCACCGATATCACAGAAGCTGAAACAGGTAAGGAACAGCGTAAGGCATTATGGGATTACGGATTAAGAGATTATAATCTTTCTTTGCAATGGTATACTGAAACAAATATGAATATTATCTGGGATTTTTATATAGCGAGAAAAGGCGCTTATGAAAATTTTTGGGTAAATGTACCTACTGAATATTCTGTTACGTCTGAAGCAATAGGAACAGGTGACGGCAAGACAACAGAATTCCTCTTAGATGATTTTCCTGTAAATACATCTGCTAATTTTACATTATATGTTGATGGTGCTTCTGTAGCAGGAACCTTAAGTAATAATACGGCTACAGAGAAATCATACGCTACATTTTCAAGTGCGCCAGCAGGATCTACAGTATTAACGGCCAGTTATGAATTTTATTTTAGAATGAGGTTTTTAGAAGATAATCTTTCAAGAAAATTGATGGCTTATCAACTTTTACATAGTGATTTAAAACTGAAAGAGGATCGGTGGCCGGAAGGTTATCACCCCCGATCCGGAAATAGCTAAAAATGGCCTACGACTTAAGCGCGAATGTGCTTGCTGAAAAAGATAAAGTAGAAATACGTCCTACAGAAATATACGATCTTTTCTTAGGGGATCAAGACTATCCAGATGGCGATACCCTCCATTATGCAAACTACATTGAAGATATATCTTTTTTTGATACCGCAGGCAATGCAGCTACATATGAAGCCTGGTCATTTAAACGCTCTGGTGTAAAAAGAACATCTGATACCGAAATAGATACTATTTCCGTAGAAGCTGATAATGTTTCTGAGGCAATGGCCGGTTACGCGGCAGCAAATGATTTAAGAGGAAAAAGACTTGTTATAAGATTATGTTTTAGAAATTTACTGGCATCAGCAGATGATGCAAAAATAGTATTTGATGGAATTATAGATACAGTAGGATTTGAAGGGAATAAATGTATCATTCAGGTAAATTCGCAACTAGGCTCTTTGAATATGCAGACAGGCCGGCCATTTGATATAGAATGTTTTTGGCGGTACGGTTTTATTGAATGTAATTATGATTTTGATTTATTCACAAATCAGTTTATGAATGAAGCTACGGCAGGTGTTCCGGATGATTGGGTTAAAACAGGATCATCTGTCTTGACTCAAGAAGAAACACCTTTTCCTAAATTTGTTCATTGGGGCCACTATATCTCAAAATTAGTCGCTGATACATCTGAACAAGTATATCAGGTTGTTACGGCAAAAACTAGTGCTAATAAAGAGTATTACGCCTGGTTCTGGGTACGAGGTACATCTTCCGCTACTACGATTAAATTATTTATGTATGATAATGTTTCAGGGACTCAATATGCAACAGAAGTTGCTTTAAGCACTGGTTGGAAAAAATATACTATAAGAAAAACTTTTGGTGCTGGTTCAACTATTAGAAGAGTAGGGATAGAAGCAACTAGTGCTGGTGAAACTATTTATTTTGATTATACAAGATTATTTCAAGTCTTTACTGTTGATGCAGGGTCAACTACTTCCTTAATTATAGACGCTAATAGAATCGAGGTTGATAATTACTGGAAACGCGGATTGAGTTCATTTTTAACAGGCCTTAATATTAATGTTTCAAGGCATATATTGAGTTCTAGCCAGGCCGCTACATCTTTAACTCTTGATTATACTTTATCAAATACGCCTTCAGTAGGTGACAAATATATTTTGAGAAGAGGTTGTGATAAAACACTAGATACCTGCGAGAATACATTTTCTAATGATATTAATTATAGTGGTTTTCATACCATACCTCTGGACATAACTATATGAAATTAGATAATTTAATAGGAATTCCCTGGAAACTAAATGGAAGAGATATAAACGGTACAGATTGTATAGGTATATTATACCTGTACTATTTTTTATTTAAAGGAATTAAAAATAAAAATTTAATTTTTACTGATACATATAAGTTAAAAAGATTTCATAAACCTGATACAGAATATCTTTATAAAATACTAAAAGGATTTGGCAAAAAGATATCAAAAGATTTAATTCAGCCAAATGATATAGTAGTGTTTAATATAGAAGATGAAATCCATGCAGGAATATTACTTCCATTTAATAAATTTTTTCATTCAACTATAGAAGTAGGTTCTTGTATAGATAGATTAGAGGATGATTATTTAAAAACATTAGAATACGGAGTAAGAGTTTATGCCTAAAGGCACAAGAAGTACTATAGGTAAGGTAGGGCAGGTTTTAGCTGGCGTAGCTATGCTAGTAGTAGCGCCATGGGGTGCTTTATTTTGGGCAGCTGCTGTAACTTTTGCCGGATTTATGGCATTAGACTATTATTCACAGGAGAAAAACCCTGATTTAGACGCCGGCGGTACATCTGCGTCAATGCGATATTCATTCTCTAAACTTGAAAATACATTCTCAAATCAGCTTATAGTTCCTTTGATATATGGTAAATTAATGTATGCCGGAAATTTTATATGGCAAAGCGTTCCGGGATCTACTTCAAAATTTATATTAGCTCTTTGTGAGGGCGAGGTAAAAAGCATATCAGAGGTTCAATTGAATGAAAGCTCTATCGATAATTTTTCAGGATGTTCTTATACCGCGTATCTAGGAACATCTACACAAACTGTTGATTCAAGGGCAGGTGGCTTAGTTAAGGGATTAAGATACACAGCTAATTTAGGTTTAACTTTACAAGCAGGACCTAATCTTTCAGGAATACCTTTAACAACATCTATGATAGAAGGATTATTAATAAGAGTATATGATAGCCAAGAGGCGAGTAATGGTGATTTTGGATTATGGAGTCTAGGCGCTGCTTTCGCGCCAGATGATTGGACTTTAATTAATGGCGGATCTGTTTCAAGAAGTGGCGAGACTCAGGATTTAGTACAATTAACTTCAAGTATTCATAATTACAGCGGTGGCAGTAATGGGTATAAAGGAATTGATGGTGATTATAGTACCGCTCATTCCGCATCTTACAATGGTGGGGATGGTGGTGGTGGTGTTCATTGTTATTCAAAACATAGCTTTAATACTCCTGCATTTATAGATGAGGTGCAATATAAATTATCCGCTAATTCTACTTGTACAGGAAATTATTCAAGACATAGAAATGCTTCTTATGGAATATATTATAAAGTAAAAGATGATGATACATGGTACTTAATTCCAGATACATATGTAAGCTCAAGCTCTGGCGGTGATGGTGATATAAATCTTGCATCTGGTGAAAAAACAACAATTGTTAATATAAATAATATAACTCATATCGAGGCAAGAACAGATGCTGGATCTGATGCTGCCGGCGGAGAAGGGGATTTTTCTGGCTCAACGTATATTTATGAAATAAAAGCAATAGGGCATATCTCTAATAAATCGAATATTATCTCACATGCTTCTCAAACAACTTATCTTGAACAAACCATTACTGATGCCGATACTATTGCTAGGTTAAAAGGTAAATCAATAAGCCTTGCAGTATATGGATCCTGTGATACAGCAAGTAAATCTCGAGTCGCAATAGAAACAGATGGAACAGGCGGCACTACAACTTATTCTTCATATCATTCAGGAAGCGGTCTTGTTGAAAAATTATCTGTTTCTGTTACAGCCCCTTCAGATATAACTTATATTAAATTAAGGATTTTAGTTGGTTCAGGAGCCATTACCGGAACTTATTATAACGCGAAATTTTCTGCGAGTGGTGTAAGCAAAGGATTGGAGTTTTCTGAAAACCCTGCTGCTGTATTGCGAGATTACTTAACACGTCCATTTGAAAGAGGTGGTTGCGGAAAAGCGGAAGATTTGATGGATGATGATAGTTTCCATGAAGTCTATAATCAATGTAAAGAATTGGTTGATGATGGATATGGCGGACTCGAGGAAAGATTTAAAATAGGATTGGCAATAGATAGAAAGAAACCTGCGTTAGATAATATAAGCGATATATGTATTACCTGCGGTATGGGGTTGATAAAATCAGGTTCAAGTTTTAAATTATTGATTGAAAGTGCTGATGATACTTCAATTCAAACATTTACCGAAGATACAATTACAAGAGGTAATTTTAAGTGGGCATATGGTAGGGAAGAAGATAAGCCTAATAAGGTAGGGGTTGAATGGACTAATCATACAAAGGCCAAAAACTTTAAAAGAACGGCGTGGGCTGAGGACGAAATAGATCAGGATGAAAGGGGTATAGTAGAAAGAATTATATCTTTGCCAGGTATAACCAGGCAATCACAAGCATTAAGAATGGCAAAGCAGTTTCTTTATCAGACTAAATTGGCCGCACTAGGAGTCGAATTTAAGGCATCGGCTCATGCGTTACGCTGTGAGCCAGGAGACGTAATTAAGGTAACTCATTCAAGGCCTAATTGGACATTAAAGCAATTTAGGGTATTAGCTATTACTGAGGCCGAATATGGAAGTTTTAATATTATAGGTAAGGCATTTGAGCCATCTATATTAGATGATACATATCCATCTACAATAGAAACATATTCACAGCAGGAAAATTCGACTAATCCAAAATTATCTATTGGCGATGTAACAAATCTTCAAGGAGTCGAGACGAATATACTTCAACCTGACGGAACATATACTAATAATATAAATGTTACATGGACTGCATTATCAGAGAATTTTGATTTATTAGATCATTACATTATAGAGTTAAGAGAAGAGATCGGTGGTTCTTATATAGCAAAGGCAGTAGCGCCTAGTTCAGCTGTTTTGTTTGTAATAAAGAATGTCAAAGGTGGTAGAAGAAATTATTGGGTTAAGATAAAAACGGTTTCAATTTATGATAAGGTTTCTGATGGTGAGATTTCGCAAATGATTACTATCCAAGGGCAGCCTGACGCACCTGCTACTGTTACAGGATATGTTGCTACATTTACTGACGAGATAAATTTTACATGGGATAAAAATATTGAATTTAATTTAGCAGGATATGAGATAAGAACAGCTGATGAATCTTGGGGTGACGAGATACAGTATAATGGAGAGAATGATTATGAACCCGATAACGCTTCACAGCCGAATAAATGGGGTAAAATATCTACTGGATCGCCATCAATAGCCGTAGAAAATCAAGACGTATGTCATAATGGTAAACAATTAAAAATTGATGTATCTAGCGAGGCTAGCCAAAGAGCTTATTATACTCATGACGGATCAGGTGATTATTGGTATGATAATATAGATCCTACAAAGGGATATTCTATTAAGGCGAGGTTATGGACTGTTGATGTAGGGTCTAGTTCAAGCAGCGCTTCAAGTAGTTCCAGCAGTAGTTCATCTTTGTCTAGTTCAAGTAGTTCATCCAGCTCATCATTGAGTTCTTCTTCGTCTAGCTCATCATTGAGTTCTTCTTCTAGTTCATCTAGTTCAAGTAGTTCACTAAGTTCTTCTTCGTCTAGCTCATCATTGAGTTCTTCTTCGTCTAGCTCATCATTGAGTTCTTCTTCCAGTTCATCTAGTTCAAGTATTTCACTAAGTTCTTCTTCGTCTAGCTCATCATTGAGTTCTTC